GAACGGAGCCACGGGGTGTGTTACAGACGGACAAGGCCCTGATGGAAGATGAAGCTGAGTGGATACGTGCGCAATTTGAAAAGAAACACAAGGGAAATAACAGAGCGCATAAGGTAGCCGTACTACCAAACGGAATAAAATATGAGAACACCACAGTATCGCATACTGATATGGACTTCTTGAACTTACAGAAGAACGTCCGAAATATCGTAGCGGGAATTTATGGTGTGCCGCTATCTGTGATGGGGTTTTATGAAAGTGATTCGTCATCAGGGAGAAGCGCAGGCGTGGCGCAGTACATGGAGTCTTTCTGGACACATACGCTCATTCCTGTGATGCGGCGTATCGTGTTTGGGATGAATGAAAGTCTTGGTCACTTGTTTGACCCGCCCATAGCCTTCGCTTTTGACCTTGATAATGTTGAGGCTTTGCAAGGCAATCAGCTTGAAAAGGCAAGAACGGCGAAATTAATGGTAGGTACGGGCTTGACGTTCAACGAGATACGGGAGATGGTTTATAAGTTGCAGGCACGTCCTGATATGGACTGGGTGCCTATTCCGTCAAACGTGGTTGTAGGCGAGACTCCAGTGCAAACAGAATCGCCAACTAAAAAAAAAATATTGATGGCGGGCGGAATTATGTCACCTGGCAAAACTTTGTTGTCAAAGCCGACAGTAAAGAAAACCTATTCTTTGCTACTCTAAAGGCGATATTCCAGAAGCAAGAAAAACAGGTGTTGGAGAATACAGAAACGGCAGAAACGGTGAGCGGAATGCTCCTTGACAAGTCAGAGGAGAATGAAGTTTTGTTTAATGCAGCGAAGCCGATGTATGACGTAATCCTTCAGGAGCAAGGGAACGAGGTTTTAGGTGGTTTAGGGGTCGATTTTTCCTTTGATTTGTTGAAGCCGGCGGTAACGAACTGGGTTGAGGAAAAGAAGATGAAGTTTGCTGATGCTGTCAACGCTACTACAGAGAAACAACTTCGTAACACATTAGTTGAAGGCATTCAAGATGGCGAAAACGTTGAAAGTCTTCGCAAGCGGATACAGAAGGTATTTGACGGCACGGTTCGAGGGACTGCACATCGCTCACGAATGATAGCAAGGACGGAAGTTATAGGAACGTTTAATTATGCTTCTGTTGAGAGTTACGTTCAGTCAGGCGTTGTTGAACAGAAGGAATGGCTCACAGCTCTTGACGAGCGGGTTCGGGCGTCACACAAGGCGGCAAATGGACAGGTTGTGGCAGTAGGGCAACCGTTTGATGTGGGTGGGGTGGCGCTTATGTATCCAGGCGACACTGAACACGGAACGGCGGCGGAGGTCATTAACTGTCGATGTACGGTGTTGCCTGTACTGGAAAAAGTCACGCAAGTGTGATCATTGCAATCAGGGGAATTGTAAATCATGGCAGAAAGTTGATGTTCTATGTGAAGCAAAGGAGTGATAATTAATGCCTTATCCAGCAGTCCACAGTGCAAATTCGCAAAATGCAAATCAGAGAATGCTTAATATTGAAAGAGCTATAGGAATTAACCCTCAAGGCAATTATGCGACGGTTGTTGCTGCTTTAACGGTATTTAATACGTTATTGCAGGAATTACACGACGACCATGGGACTTTCAAGGCGGCAGCCGACGCTGTAGAAGCTCTTATAGAGGAATTGCACGATGACCACGCTGCCTCAATTACTTGGATGACTGAAATAGATGGTGATTGTGATAGCATCAATGATTGTTTAGATTTCCTACAAGAGCCGGATGGTGTTATCGGTGGCAATTTTGACATTACGGCAGGGGCTGCTGTAACGTTGACGGGTACCGGGCATATCAAATATCGTATTGGCGGACAGATATATTATACGAATCTGGATACCACGATTACCTTGAATGATTCGGGTGACATAGTTGATACAAAGTGGGGCGCATGGCGTATTTTGATAGACAGAAGTGGTTCGGTAACTACACAGGACACCGGCGCTCAAATGGCATGGGACAGTGAAGAATGTGCCATGATGAACTTAGCAGCCATAGCCCCAACTGCCGACACTGTCACCATCGGATATTTCACCATTGATAGCAATGGCGGCTTTAATATTGGGACAAATGACGTCAATGGCGAAACGGCTGAATATGTGTATGTTATACGTGGTTCTAAAAATCAGATTTCCGGGTTACACGCGGCCCTGGGGTCATCTTTGACTGATGATACGGGAGCTAATACTTGGTCTGTTGGCACCATAGATTCCAATGTTAACGGCTTACGTGTAGCACAACTCGGAGCAATAAGTAATCAAGTGATGGATGACGCAGATACAATAGCCGATGGGAATGCCGGCGGGTGGCTTGTTGTGCAGGTTGACGGGCTTAATGATGCAGCCGGGGCGTATGTTCTGGCTGCCGATGGCAATGCGGGGGCGGTTTCTGCGATGACATATGCAGATGCGGCTGCTGTGAATACTGCACTTGATACATTAGTTGACCAGTTGCCCGAAATACTTGTTCCGATAGGAAAAATCATAGTAGAAAACGCCTCGGGTGGAGTCTTTACTGCTGGTACGACTAATTTTGATGCGGCGGGTATTACGACAACTTGTACGGATTGTACTGTCGGTACATGGGACAGGACGGCGAATACGGGGTTTGATTCTCATAAAATCAATTTACCTGTCATTCCAGCGTCCATTACAGCGGCAATCCCATCGACGCTAACAGCAACCAAGCCGCCTTCTGCACCGGTGACATTATCGGCAGCCAAGCCGAGTTAGGAGCAACCTTGAACGACAAAGAAGTCATAGCTTTGATACACGAGGCTTCGGAGAAGCATTGCTTGGGTGGATATTCAGCCCAAGCGACGTCCAATGGCTGGGCAGTCATTTTTGTGGATGGATTTTGTCGAATTTTTAATGTTTTGAGCGAAATCAAAGAGGGCAACAAGATAGCAACAGAGGCGGCGCAGGCGACAAATCAAGGCACACAAGCCTTAAATGAAAAGCTTGACAAGCTGATTGAAGTCCAAAGGGAAGTCGTTGTAGCCATGCAGAGAGTATGCGATGCGATTGCCACAATGAAAGAACCTGTTGAACTCGAAAAAGTGTGCGCATCGCCTGATTGCACTGGCACGTTCACTCCCAAGTTGGGGGGGCATGAACAGTTGTATTGTAGCTCCAAGTGCCAGCGGCGGGATTATCAAAGAAAACAGAGAGTGAAGGCGAAGAAGAAAACTACCGTGGAGCCTGTTATTGTGACACCGAATATTGATGAAATCCCAGATGAAGACGTTTAGTGTTAGGCGGGGGAGCGATATTTCCTGAAAGAGAACTTCGCTCCCCACGAAAGCCTTGCGGTGCCATCCGCAAGGTTATCCACTTGAACAAATGGGCATTGGAGCGTTGGGAAAGCGGGCATTGGAGCATTGGAGCGTTGGAGCGTTGGGACAAAAGACTAAGACTTTTGCCCCAGTGCCCCAGTGCCCCAGTGCCCCAGCGCCCCAGTGCCCCAGCGCCCCATAACCTGCTTTTTTTTTCTGGGAAGGAGGGATAATTTGTGGCGACAATTAGATTTAAGCAACAACTTGTAAAGCAAGTGATTGAAAGTGACAGGTCAATAGTTGCGCCGATTGCACTCAACATAGTTGACCGTGATGGTGAGGTGGTATTGCCGAAGGCATTTGAGAAAGATTTTGACCACTATCTTGCTAATCCTATTGTGTTGTGGGGACATGACTATCGTTGTCCGGCAATAGGTAAGATGACAGACTACGATATATCCGATGATGCACTGATTACGACAACGCAGTTCGCAGAAACCGATTTCGCTGAAACAATTTGGACGCTATACAAAAGCGAGGTTTTGCGAGCCTTCTCAGTCGGTTTTATTCCGCATGAAATATCAAAAGAGAAGGTGCATGATGGGCAGACAGGCGATACGATAACAAGGGCGGAGTTGTTGGAGTATAGTGCAGTGAATATTCCGTCGAACCGAGCGGCTCTTGCTAAGATGTATCCTACCATCAAAGACAAGATAGATGGATTGTTTTTGCCTCACTTGGAGAAGTTGATTGAACAGCCACGTGAGTTGGACTGCGGGCATAAAGCACTCTTTGATTGGGAAGGCAACTTGGTGCCTTGTGTAGCTTGCTCCATAGACGCAAATACGGAGAGCATAGCAAAAGATATGGTTATCAAACCTTACCAAAACGAACATGCCTGTCGGTTGCGTAACCCTGATGATTTCCAGAGTGATTCGTTCCGTCGTAGTACACGAAAGCATGACGGGAAAGAATATTCAGTTATCATGGGCAAGTTGAAGGATGCATCAACCATGACTGAACAAGCGTATCGCTACAACAAAGAAGCATGGACGGAAGCGCAAGCAAAGGCGCACTGCAAAGACCACAAGGGTGTATTTGAAGCGGCGAAGAAAGGTGTAAATAAAGGGAGTTTGGAGATAGACAAGAAAATGTGGCCGGTTGTAGGAAACACAGAAATAATCGAAGAACACTACCACGAGTTCAGGTTAGCCAAAGACGAGAATGGAATAATAGCCGGAAACACCGTCGATATGTATATGGTTGCGCCTTTGGCAACGGCGGAAACTGATGGGCATGTCCATGAAATTGGAGCATTTAAGGGCATGCAAAGCGGCGCAAACAAAGCGGATGTGACAACAGAAGAGAAGGGGGCGCAAAACCAGGAAGCAATCCCAACAGTATCTATTTTCTCTGATGAAGAGCTAAATACTGTAATGGAGGCATTTAGATAATAAATCCCAAAAGGAGTGATTTTAGAAATGGAAGATGAAAAGGTAACCGAAGAAGGCACTCAAGGCGCACCTGTCGCTGTAGAAGAGGCACCCGTTGCGGCTAAAGTTCAGTCGGTAGCGACGCCAGAAGAAAAACAG